GATTGCAGCTCTGCGTATGTTGTAATTGCCATCTAACAATCCCATGCTCTGCGCGACCAGTAATTCGCGCTTAGTTTACTCGACTTGCCCTTGATGCCGCCCGACCTTGCGCAGTAGGACGCCTTGCGCTTGGGCTGATCTTTCTTGATGGACATGGCGGGGTCGCCAAAGTTAACCTTCTTCACCGTGTCGCCCTCAACTGCCAGCACTTCAAACTTCTTCGGCCCGCCGCGTCGCGGTTTATTCACCGCCGTAAACCCGTGGCGCTTCTTCGCTGCTGCGATCTTCTCTGCCTTTGTGCGGCTCATTACATACCTAACATTTTCATTGCTTGGTCAATTTCCTGTTCAGTGGCAAACGGAAAACGTGACCTAAGAGCCGCCCTAACGCGTAAAGCTTCGGTGCCTTCTGGAGAGTTTATACCGCGCTCCGTTCGCGGAGTCACCATAGTCGGGGCAACCATGTCTGAAGCCTGATTTGCATCAGAAAAAGGTAAGCGATATCCGAAAGGATCACGCATGGTTTCATCTTGCATTATGGGCATTCCAAATTGCGTCGTCACACCGTTAAAAATATTCTTTTGATCTGGAAGTGCCATATCTGACTGAACACTTGGCGCTGCGGCGCGCGCTGCTGGCATACCGCCGCCAACAGGAATATTCCCAAACGTCATGCTTGGCGCGGCTGGCATGCCACCGCCAACAGGAATATTCCCAAACGTCATGCTTGGCGCAGGCCGCGCTTGCGGTCTAACCTGCGCCTGACCAGCACCACCGCCGCGTGTCGCTGGTGTAGCAGCGGGAACAGGAGCCATATCATCATCCATCTCAAGCAAGCCACGCATCTGACGCAATCTACGCATACGCTCTTCATCCTCTGACCCGTATGGCGTTGCAAGAGCATTGGCCAGCATAGAAAATATACCGCCGCCCTCAAACTTATCGCCCATTGTGCCAGCGCCACCGCCGTCGATCATATCAATGAAGTCTAAAAATTTATCTGCCATGCTACTTCTTCTTTGCTGTCTTAGCTGATTTCTTAAATGCCTTTGCGGTAGGCGCGCCCTTGCTGCCTACCTTACGCATCTTCTCGCCAGACCCAGCAGCAATGCTGCTTACGCTTTGCGTGAATGTTGGCGTATAAACCTTTCTTCGGCATCCTAAGCTCCTTCGCCCCACTGAACGCATTTATAATCTGTTGCGCGGTACGCAGGAAACATCTGCTGCGCGTATTTCAGCCCGCTCGGTATGGACTGTATGCACTGGCTTTCGCTCTGCATCACGGGGCTGCCAAACGCAAAACAACCACGCTCGACGCTGCAAAGCAAAAGCAGCGCCGTCCACATTACTTGTAAACGCCCTTGCGCTTCTTCGCCATACACGTTCCAGCGCGCTTGCATGCGGCGGGTGTCGGGCAGCCCTTACACGGCTTAAACTTCGGTGCATTCATCAAAACAATCTCCATAAATTACGCGCAGCGTAACATATTGAGCAAGATTAGGCTATACCGCGCAAGTTCCTGCGTATCGCGCCACGCCAAGACATCATCGGGCCTGACAATGCCGTCGCCGCATCAGACGCCATAGTCAGGCAAACAGCATCAGCTAAATCCGGCGAACGCAAGCCACGCTTACGCATGCTATCTTTACTCTCGGCTTGCATCTTGCCGGACGAGGTAAAGCTATACCGTATGGCCGTCAGATCAGCCCGCAAATCATCATCTTCCGGCAGCTTACACGAACGGTCCTCTAGCCACGCCTTTGTCTTGAACCACAATTCAGTACGCAAATTATTATACGTTTCGCCCATGCTGGGAGCCTCGGCAACATTCACACCACGCACAGGCGCACCTAGCTCACGCAACCTATCCACCACACCAGCGCCAACGCCAATGCTATCTACAAGTATCTCATCAGGCTGCTGGCTGGGCGGCAACGCCTCATACTCAGCCATCACCCTGCCCACGGTCTGCATCAGATCCAAGCCCTGCCACGACTTAACTTCCGTTATAACGTTAGACTCGCGCTTACAAAACGCCGTCCTGTCGCTGCCAAATCTTGCCGGATCTATGGCCCACACAGTCTTCGCATTCGGCGCAAGCTCAATATCACGCTTCATGGCGCTCTCCACCAAATGATACGGCACAATCGTATCATCGTCGGCAAGAGGAAAATCACCCATGACGCGAATAAGAAACGCGTTAGATTGCTCGCCATATCTGACGCGCATCTCGTCAACAAACTCTTCCGACACGAGCGGGCTATCTACGCATGACCACCGACGCGTCCACCAGCTAGATGCCATCTTTGTCTGGCTTTCGTAAAACGTTCCGCTGGATCTGGTCGGGTTAGATAAAAGTATCGTGGTCGCGTTGTGGCCCGACATTGATCCAGCAGCAGCCTCAAACACCTTCTCAGGCACACCGCTGGCTTCATCAACAACTAGCAAAACATGCTCTGAGTGAACGCCAGCCAGCGCCTCCGGCGTTTCTGCACGGCTGGTACGGGCCGAGATGAACGCCTCGGACGCGGCAGCGGTAAGCTCAACGCGATCCGACTTCACGGTAAGCAACTGCGATATCTCTTTGGGCAGCTCATTTATCCAACGTTTCAGTTCGGCAAAAAGCGCGTCAAAAAGCTGGCCGCTGGTCGGCGCAGTCACAACAACCTTATTCGGAAACCGCAGCAACAAAAACCAAAGCATGGCCCAAGACGCGGATGTGGACTTTCCCGTGCCATGACCAGACCTTACGCTAATCTTGCGCTCGCCAGCCGCAATGGCTTGCAAAAACTCTGCCTGATACGGCAGCGGCTCAGCGCCAAGCATCTCCCTAACAAAACGCACAGGATCTTGCGCGTACCGCGTCACAAAATCCTTCATCAGTTTTGCCTGTGCTTCACTCATTGTCTGGCTCCGGCGTAACGTCAATAATGCTTGACCTATTCTTACGCAGCGCATCCAAATGCATGTCGCCCAAGCTAATCGTCACCTGAGCCGAAGGCTTCGTGCCGTACCTTTCAACATTCGCAGCGCCCGCCATAAACCGGCGATGATGAACACGCTCACGCGCAAGACTAACATCAGTCGATGATAGGTCAGGCTTGTGCGTAAGATCATCCAATATGGCCAAGCCTTCTTCAACAAAAGCATCGGCGCTGTCTTTCCTAGCGCGCTCCAAAGCCTCGCGGTAGTCAGGCACAGAATTAATGGCCGCGCTTAGGTAAGACCGGCTGCACTTATACTCTTCCGCAAGCTTGGCCAAAGTCACGCCCGATGCAACCTTGTCCGTTATGTAATCTATGCCACCGCGCTTGGCCACATCGCTTAGTATGCGCTTTTTTAACGCTCTGCCCGCCATTTGCTTTTCCCCAAATTTTGCAAAATTTTACGTGGGGCGGCGTAGGATAGCAAGGGGGGTGCAGGGGGGGGTGCAGGGATTTGTGTGTGTGAGGGTATAATAATAACACTACCGGCGAAAAGCTTTGGCGGGGGGGGTGTTTTGCGCCTGCAAGCTGCAAAAGCTGGCCGAATTGCGCTGAGTGCATGGCTAAAGGCATGGCGCATAATAATTATTATGTTAAGTGCGTTTAATATCAATGACTTACGCTATGATCGCAGCGCATGGCTATGCATAACACAACATGTTGTGCCTGAGTCGCGCCAGAATGTGCTTTTGACCAGTCGGTAAAAATTTGACCATTTGGTAAAAAATGCGTATTCGCGCGCGCGTCTGCGTGGTGGCGCTTCACTGTGTTGCGCGTCACTTTTTTTACATTTAGTTGCATTTTATGCTTGCTCTCTATATATCTCCGTGCTATCTCTTGGATATCAACACAAGAAAACATAGAAAATCGAGGGCAAGACATGACACACAACGTTAAAAAGATTGAAAACGGCCATTATGAGTATCGCGGGTTTAAAATTGAGAAGCTACACGATTATCCAGAATATGACTGGAGAATATTCAGCGCAGATGGCGAATGGGAAAACACATTTGCCACAAAGAGGGATTGTCTTAACTGGTTAGACGCCCGCGCCAAATATCAGGAAATGATGTCTTATAAGGTAGGCGCATGACCCATCGCTTAGCAGCGCTTAACGGCGCTGCCTTGCCATGTGTCAACAAATTTACACTTGACCACATGATAGCAATCAGATATCACTAAGATATAACAACACAAAACACGGAGAATCTAAAATGGCAAGCGAAACATATAACTTTATTGGAAACTTGATCCGTGCAGGCGGTGACGCAAAAACCGTTAAAGGCAATGATAGCGGATATTTAACCGCTATTATGTATATGACCCCATACAAGACGTTAAATCGCAATCTTTGCCCTATGGCAGAAATTGCCGGTTGCTTGACGGGTTGCTTAAATACAGCTGGCCGCGGCGCAATGAATAGCGTTCAGCGCGGCCGCGCAAGAAAAGCAGAATGGTTTGTAAAAGATATCGCAAGCTTCATGACGCAATTGATCAAAGATTTAACGCGTTTCCAAAACTATTGCGAAAAGCGCGGCATAAAACCGGCCGTTAGATTAAACGGCACAACGGACATTCAATGGGAATATATCCACACCGCCGGTAAAAATATTTTTGAGCGCTTTCCAGACATTCAATTTTACGATTATACCAAGATTGCCAACCGGCCGTTAGACATCCCGAATTATCACTTGACGTTTAGTTACAGCGAAGCAAGCGCGATTTATCTCCAGCAAGCCAAGATTGCGCAAGAGCGTGGAATGAATATGGCCGTTGTGTTTCGTAGCGCTGAGAATATTCCAGCTGGTTTTCTTGGATTGCCAACGGTAGACGGTGACAAAACGGATCTACGCTTCTTGGATATAAAAGAGCAATCTATCATTGCTCTTTATGCAAAAGGGAAAGCCCGCAAAGATAATACTGGTTTTGTAATTGACGCACAACCGGAATTTATACTTGACCAGTTGGTCAAGTTTAATGAGGCAGCAGCATGACCCGCCCCGAATTTATCGCAATTATTAAATCAATTCGCCCGCATGACATCGCGGGCGGCTTGATCCTATTCGCCGCGCCAATCATTGCGGCAATTATCGCAACCATAGTTAAAACAGGAGTCTAATCATGTCTAACGAAAAACAAACCTTTCAAAACCAAGCTAACCGCATGGCAGCGCGTAAAAAGTTTCTTGACGCATTGCAGGAAGATCAACGCGACGCGCTGCAAAAGTCATTCGACGCAATGCAGAATTGCGTGTGGATGCTTAACGAATGCAACGATCTTTACGTGTCAGACGTTGCCAAGCTGCAAAGCGCTTACCATGAATTGCAAAATATATTCTTTGATGTAGAGCCTAACGACTGGCAGCTTGAACGCTTTGCTGAGCATGATGTAAAATGGCCGCCTGCGCCGCGTGGACGTCCTGCAAAATCTGATTAATGTAGCATTGCGCTGACGTCATCGTCAGCCAAGCCTGCCAAAGCCTCAACCATACTTTGCGCAATTTGTTGAACGCTTGACCCATCGGTCAGGCGTTCTTCAATATATTCTGCCAGCGCGTCCAATTCCGCTTCCGCTTCGTCATCGTTTTCTATCGGCATTATCAGCGTGAGCTTTATCATTCGCTTACGCTATCCCAAAAAAAAGACCATGCAAAGCTTTTGCCTTACATGGTCCAGTATGTCGCTGATATGAGGTAAAGAGCAAATCAAGGCGCGACAAGCGCGAACAGGGAGGAAACCGCGCTTATCAAAAGCTAGGCCAGAACAGCCTAAAGATCAACCCCCATAAAACCGCGAATAGAGCCACGTAAACCTCATTCAGCACCTACCCTAGCACGACGCATCGTTTCGCGCCTCTATGGCCCCTCTGAGGGCTTCCAGTCGCCATCATCCATATCTATCCCAGCACACTCCGCGCCAAGCGCAGCATATCCGGCCAAATCCACGAAACCATCCGCGTCTACTTGATGCGATACGCGGCTGATCTTGAGCAACCCCATCATCATGCACACGTCCGACGCGGTTAGCGTTTCTTTTCCCGCAATGTATGCATTCCACATGACCGCGATCCGCTGAAAGTTTTCTTGTGGTGGCCCGTAATCCCTGTTTCTCGATCCATGCACCAGTGTGCTTGCTTTCGCCAGCACCTTGCCGCGCGTCGTATCTGTGTTCATTTTCGTTTTCCCTTTTCCAATTTAATTTTGCGCTTGAGTATTTCAGCGCGCTCTGCTGCCGTCCAACGCGGCAAGTTTGGATCAAACCTGCGCCGGTTAGCGAAACCTTCTAATTCGGCAAGCGTCAAACAGCTTGCCAGTTTTTCATCAAATGACCTACACCATTCACGCCCGACAAAATGCCCGCAAGGATAAGTCACCGCTTTACCCTCGGCAAACATACGATCCAACCATTTTTCCAAACCCTTTTTATCCATCTAAATTTTACCTTGGCAAAACCGCAGCTATGCACGTCATACCTTTTATACCATCCCTAAAGGGAAATGGTATAAATGGTATGATGCACAGCATTTAGCCAAAGTTATACCATTCCCAATAACATTTAATAACATTTATAACATTTTAACCCGTAACCCATTGATTTCATTGAACCCGCAAAACGTTACTAAATGTTAAGCCGTTTATTTTTGCCGTCTAATCCTTCACGCGCCCATCTTTGTCCGTAAACCACACCAAACCCTCATTTTTGACCAAATGACCGCCCGCAATTAGCGCATCTATCGCCCTTGTGTATGACTGCGAAGGATTACTTGCGCCGGTGATTTTTCCCTTGAAATGATCCCGCAGCACTTCTTCGTCAATCGTCCAGTAAGCGCTTGCTTCTGGGAATCCTGCGCCCGCTGGGTTTGGTTGTCCGACGCGTTCACCGCGTAATTGGGTAAAACACCGCTTGAGCAGTAGCTGATTTTTGCCGGTTATCTTTGGCTTGCTGGCTTCTTCTATTTGCTCTGCGCTGGCCTCTGATATGGTGCAAGTTGTGACGGCATCGCCGTCTTCGTCTTGCCCCAATTCAACGACGTCCAGCACAAAATCAAACCTTGCGCCAGTTTCCATGTCACGTTGTTTTGTGGCTATCGCGTATCGAATGCCA